TGTTTGCTGACTGGGCAAACCGTGGCGTCAACATGTGGACGTTCGAGCAGGGCACGCAGACCCTGACTGCCGGACAGGCCACGTACGACCTTCCTGCGGACACGGTGGACCTGCTGGAGCACGTCATCCGCACCGGCGCAGGCTCGGCCTCCACGCAGGCGGACCTGACCATCACGCGCATCAGCGTCTCGACCTACGCCACGATCCCCAACAAGCTGTCCCAAGGCCGTCCCATTCAGATTTGGATCGAGCGCCTGCAATCGGCTCCGCGCTTTACGGTGTGGCCGGTTCCGGACAACTCGACGACCTACCAGCTCGTGTACTGGCGCATGCGCCGGATCGACGACGCTGGCAACGGCACGAACACCATGGATGTTCCCTTCCGGTTCATTCCCTGCATGGTGGCCGGGCTGGCCTACTACTTGGCGCTCAAGATTCCCGGCGCAGAGGCCCGTCTGGAAGTGCTCAAGGCGCAGTACGACGAGGCATGGCAGCTCGCGGCTGAGGAAGACCGCGAGAAGGCCGCTGTGCGCTTTGTGCCGCGCCGGATGTACATTGGGAGCAGCACCTGATGGGAAACCAGTTTGCCAGTGGGAAGAATTCGATTGCCGTATGCGACCGCTGCGGCTTTCAGTTCAAGCTCACCTCACTGCGCAAAGAGATCATCAAGACCAAGACGTACAACCTCTTGGTCTGCCCGACTTGTTGGGACCCGGACCAGCCGCAGTTGCAGCTTGGCATGTATCCGGTGTACGATCCGCAAGCGGTCAGAAACCCTCGCAAGGACACCACGTACATCACGGCGGGCCCCAATGCAGCAGGCAATTTGACGGGCGGTTCGAGAGATATTCAGTGGGGCTGGAACCCGGTTGGTGGTGCCAGCTTCTTCGATGATGTGCTGACGCCCAACTACCTCGTTGGTGTTTCGCAAATTGGCACCGTCACGGTGCAAACGACGTAAGGAGTCGATGATGGACGCAAAGAAAGCAGTTCGCAAGCACGAGCAGCGCATGCACCCGGGCAAGACCCCGACCTTCAAGGCCGGTGGCAAGACCAACTCGGACATGCTCAAGTACGGTCGCAACATGGCCAAGGTCATGAACCAGCGCAGCACTGGCCGCAAGGGAGCCTGAGATGGCCACCTACAAGCAGCCCACCACCGTGGCAACGCCGGTCGTCGGCGTCATGCCCGTCAAGGAAGCGCTCAAGGCCAACATCTCGGTGGCCAACCAGCGCTCGAACGAGTACCCGGGCACCAAGACTGCTGGCGTCAAGACGCGTGGCAACGGTGCGGCAACCAAGGGCACGATTGCCCGAGGCCCGATGGCTTGAGGTGATGGATGAACTACACTGAGTTGTCAGCCGCCGTTCAGGACTACACGCAGAACTACGAAAGCGAGTTCGTTGCGAACATCCCCCTGTTTGTGAAGCAGGCTGAGCAGCGCATCTACAACACGGTGCAGTTCCCGTCCCTGCGCAAGAACGTCACCGGCATCACGTCGGCCAGCAACAAGTACCTCTCGTGCCCCAACGACTTCCTTGCCGTCTATTCGATGGCGGTCGTGGACACGGACGGCGCGTACGAGTTCCTTCTGAACAAGGACGTGAACTTCATCCGGCAGGCGTACCCCACGCCGACGAGCACCGGCATCCCGAAGTACTACGCCCTGTTCGGCCCGACGGTCGCTGGCAGCACCATCACCAACGAGCTGTCGTTTTTGCTCGGCCCTACGCCGAATAACTCGTACACCGTCGAGCTGCACTATTACTACTACCCCGAGTCGATCGTGACGGCGGGTACGACGTGGCTTGGCGACAACTTCGACTCGGTGCTGCTGTACGGCACGCTGGTCGAGGCGTACACGTTCATGAAGGGAGAGACCGACATGATGCAACTGTACGACGGCAAGTACAAAGAAGCGCTGGCGCTGGCCAAACGTCTTGGCGATGGCATGGAGCGGCAGGATGCCTACCGCTCTGGGCAATACCGACAACCGGTGAACTGAGATGGCCATCGAACAGAGCATGACCACACAGGCCAAGCAGACAGCGCTGGCCTACCTGACAGAGGGCGTCATCAAGATGGCTCTCTACACCGCCGAAGCAAACCTCGGCCCCAGCACGCTTGTGTACACCACCAGTAACGAGGTTGTCGGCACGGGGTACACCGCTGGTGGAAAGGTACTGACGGGCGTCACTGTGACGGTCTCTGGCACCACGGCGTTCGTCGATTTCAACGATGTTGAGTGGGACCCGGCCAGCTTTACGGCACGGGCTGCGCTCATCTACAATTCCAGTATTGGTGACACTGCAATCGCTGTGCTCGACTTTGGGTCTGATAAGACCGCCACAGCAACTTTCCGGGTGCAGATGCCCGCCAACACGGCGACCTCCGCCATCATCAGAATCGCGTAAGGAGTCTCAAATGCAAGAGAAATCCAAGGCCATCGACCAAGTCGTTGCTGGCGTGACCCAAGGCAAAGGCCTGACCGAAGGCGTTCGCGGTGGCGGCGTGTTCACCGTCGAGTGCCGGGACCAAGACGGCAACCTGAAGTGGACGGCCAAGTCGCCCAATCTGGTGGTGAACGTCGGTCTGCAAGACATGAACACAAAGTACTTCAGCGGCAGCGCCTACACTGCTGCGTGGTACATCGGCCTGTACGGCGCTGCTGCGTCGAACAACCCCGCTGCCAGCGACACCGCTGCTTCGCACGCGGGCTGGACTGAGGTGACGGCGTACAGCCAAGCCACCCGCCCGGCCTGCACGTTTGGCACCGCGACGACTGCCGACCCCTCGGTAATCAGCAACAGCGCTTCGCCTGCAACGTACAGCATCAACGCCACCACGACCGTTGGCGGTGCGTTCCTCATCAGCAACAGCACCAAGGGCGGCACCACCGGCACCTTGTTCTCGGCTGCTGACTTCCAGTCGCCCGGCGACCGTTCGGTTGTTAGCGGCGATACGCTGTCGGTCACGTACCAGTTCAGCCTCGACGCTGTTTAAGGAGCTGCCATGGCCAGCAAGTTCAAGCGCGGCGATGCCGTGAAACTCAACGCGGTGGTGCCGCAGGGTCCTGTTCAGGGCGTTCGCATGGACGAGGACGGCAACGTTTGGTACTTGGTCGAGTGGACCAATGCCGATGGCGTCACCGAGCAGCGTTGGTTTCCGGAAGAGCAACTGATCGCCGCCTGATCTCGAAAGGGCATCCGTGTTTGGATTTAGCCCTTTTGCTACAACTCCGTTTGCTGACGCAGGCGGAGTTTTTTATTCTGTCTCGGTGCTGGAGTCCGCTCAGATTGCGGACGCGATCACTACCACGGTGGTCTTGGCCATTCAGGCGTCTGTTGCCGAGAGCGCAACCGCAGCAGACCAGACCTCCTCGTCGTTCCTGTTTTCAGGTAGCATCTTAGAAACGACCACGGCGGCAGACACGGTCTCGTCGTTGCCAACGTACGGACGCAGTGTTGTTGAGACGGCGCGAGCAGCGGATACGGTGGCAACACTTGCAACCTTTGGGGTGGTTGCGGCAGAATTTGTTACAGCCGCCGATACTGTTTCTGCGCGGGGGGCTCTTGCAGCTTCTGTTGCGGATGTCGCGTATGCGACAGATACTGTGTCCGCACGCGGAACTTTGACCGCACGGTTTACTGATCTTGCGTCTGCGGCAGACGTACTGTCTGCCATCACTACGTTCCGAGGGTCTGTGGCGGAAACGGCACGGGCCAGCGACAGCATCAGCACCGAAAAGATTGTTCCTCGGACAGTAGCTGAGACAGCCACGGCCAGTGATAGTGTTACAGCTTTGGCGACGTTCCCCGTGACCGTAGTAGAACTCGCCGAAGCACTCGACACCGACAGCGCTCTTGCCGTGTTCACCGTTGCAATAACGGAGACAGCAAATGCACTGGACGCACCCAGCGCCAACACCGTGTTTCTCGCGTCCTTCCACGACGCCGCAGCAATCTCCGATCTTGTCCGTGGCCGGTATCTGTGGGAGCTGATTGATGACGCGCAGGCCGGCAACTGGCAAAATATCTCAACTTCTGGCGGATCAGGTTGGACGCTGATCGACGACTCGCAGTCGTCCGGCTGGACCAACATCGACACCGCGTAAGGGACTGACATGCCACTTGTTCTAAAGGATCGGGTCAAGGAAACGACCACCACAACCGGAACCGGCACCATCACGCTTGCCGGGGCCGTCAGCGGTTACCAGTCGTTCTCCGTGATCGGCGACGCCAACACCACCTACTACACGATTGTCGACGCTTCCACGGGCTCGTGGGAGGTCGGCATTGGCACGTACACCTTGTCTGGCACCACCCTCTCGCGTGACACGGTGCTGGAGTCCAGCAACTCTGGCAGCTTGGTCAACTTTGGTGCTGGCACCAAGGATGTGTTCGTCACCTATCCCGCCGAGCGGGCCGTGGTATCCGGCGACACCGCGTATTTGTCGCTCCCGGCCCCGAGTACCAATGGGAATGTGTTGACATCGAACGGAACCGAGTGGACATCCGCCACTCCGGCAAGTACGTCGACCTTGACCATCACGAATCTTACTGGCGTGTACACGGTTCTGACCACCGATGGCGGAAAGGTCTTCAACTGCACAAGCGGCACTTTCACGGTATCACTGACTGCCGCAGCCACCCTTGGCTCCGGGTTCAACTGCTGGATTTGGAACACCGGCACTGGTGCTATCACCATTGACCCGAACTTGTCGGAAACAATTGATGGCGTCACGACGCTAACCCTCCAACAGGGCGAAGGCACGCAAATTGTTTGCACTGGCACAAACTGGCAGACCGGCGACAAAAAGACAATGCGCGGGTATGCGGAAAACATTTCAAGCACCGCAACCCGTCCAATTGCCACCGGAAATAGCGCAGTTGCTATTGGTGCAGGCAGCGCCAGTTTAGGTGCGGTTGCTACTGGCGCAGGGGCTGTGGCGCTTGGCAGCTCCAGGTCTTTAGGAGTTGACAGTTTCGCTGCGGCAATTGCAAACAACACTACCAGCTATGGAACAACTGCGTCAAACAGTGTTGCAATTGGCAGGTTGGCGCGCACTGGAAATAGTGACGCTACTGCGCTAGGAGCTAACGTAAACGCAAACAACTTTGGTTCAGTCGCACTAGGTAACGAACTAACCGCGTCGGCAAACTACGCTTTTGCTTTAGGCTACCGATCGCGGCCAAACCAGTACGGCCAATTTACATATGCCAGCGGGTACTTTGCGGCTGGCGGGGATGCACAGGCGGGCAAATTTGTTTTGCGTCGTCAAACTACCAACACAACACCGGCACTGCTAACGACCGACGGATCAAGTGCTGGGTCGTTGTATTATGTGACACTTGCCAACAACTCAGCAATTGCTTTTACTGGCATGGTTGTGGCAAGGCAGCAATCAGCCCTAGGTACTTCTTCCGCCGCTTGGCGTATTGAAGGCTTGATTCGCCGTGAAAGCGGCGCAGCAACGACAACGCTTGTCAATACTGCAATCACGGTAATCAGCAACGTGCCCGGATGGGTAATTGCGCTCACTGCTGATACAACCAACGGATCGCTTTTAATCACAGTCACAGGAACGGCGACAAACATTCGCTGGGTGGCAAACGTTGACACGACCGAAGTCGCCTACGCATAAGGAGTAAACATGGCAATTCAACTTGATCTTCAGACATCGCAGTTTGGTGTGCCTTTTGCCAGCGCGTATTTTCGTATTGCGACGGTTGTTGTTGCGCGGCAAAATTCTACAAGCGAAAACAAACACACGGTCACGATTGACGTTGTCGGGTATGCTTCGCCACCGCAAGACGACAATACACGCGACATTGAGTTTCGGCGTTACCACGCTCCGCTTGCCGCAGTTGAGGCTCAGGCTGGTGCAACGTTCCTGAACAAGTGTTACGACTGGGTGATGGAGCAGCCTGACATGTTCGGCTCTGTGGGGGTGTGATATGTCCATCACGATCAACCATCAAACCAACAACATCTCGGCCTCGTCTGGTTATCAGACGTTTGGTGGTTTTGCTGAAACCGTGTTCACCATCACGGACGGCGCATCGGTGGACATCGACCCGGCCAACGGAACAATTCAAGTCTGGACGCTGGGGGCCAACCGCACGCCAACGGCAAACAATTTTGCCGCAGGACAAAGCGTCACATTGATGATTGATGACGGAAGTGCTTTCGCCGTTACGTGGACCACAATTGCGGTCAAATGGGTTGGCGGCACTGCGCCAACGTTACCAACAACCGGCTACGGCGTGATTGTCCTCTGGAAAGTCGGCACCTCGGTGTACGGCGTGTCTGTGGGGAACGTGGCATGACCTTGAGCAAAGCGCTCATGATGCGGTTGGCCGCTGCGCCACCTGCCAGCGGGATTGTCATTACTGGCAGTCTGAGCACAACTTGGAACCCCGCGTCTGGCCCACTGTCGTTGGCAACTGGCGGGTTCTATGACCTTACGCCAAATACAAATTACACGTTGAACGTGAAAATGTGGGGCGCTGCTGGCGGAAAAATCAACGCCGGGGCCGGTGGATACGCCGGAGGAATTGTTACGCTGTCTGCTGGGCAAACTTACCGCTTGATTGTCGGAAGCGGGGGGTCCGCACTGTCTGAAGGCGCAGGTGGCGGCGGTTTTAGTGCAATCTTCTCTAACACCACGCAATCGCAGGTAACAACATGGTTGATGGCCGGTGGCGGAGGCGGTGGCATGACTGACCCCCGCACGGGGTTCGGCGGTGCTGGCGGCGGCACAAATGGACAAAACGGGACTGGATACAACGGAACAAGTTACGGCGGGTATGGCGGAACTCAAAGTGCGGGCGGCGCACCGTGGAGCACATCAAACGGCACTGCTGGCTCAGCCTTGTTGGGCGGCACGTCTGGTAATGCGGCCAACCCGGGTGGGCAGTGGGGCGGCGGCGGGGCGGGGTCAACTGGCAGCTGGGGAGGTGGCGGGGGCGGTGGCGGGTATTTTGGCGGTGGCGGTGGCCAATCGCTTGTCAGCCTCGCAAAAGGCAACGGTGGCGGTGGCAGCGGATATGTGAACACGTCGTTTGTGACAAGTGGCGTGCTGACTGCCGGTTCATACACAACCCCGGGTAATAGCGGCGACGCAGCTCGCGGAACGGCTGGCAGCGTCACGTCGAGCACCGGCAACCCCGGAAAAATTTACTTGTATCTGTAAAGCATGAAATACGCAAAAATCATTGACGGGGCGGTTCAAGAACTTGGTGAAGCCCGGGAGCTTTTTCCAAATACGAGCTTTTCGGCGGCTGGACCAAACGACGATTTTTTGCAAACGTTCGGACTGCTGCCGGTGCACGATAGCCGCCCGTTTGATGCGCAATCGCAGATGCTTGTACCCAGTGCGCCGTACATTGAAGGTAACGTCGTGTACACCGTTCAGGTTCTGGACATTCCGCCAAGCATCGAGCAAGATACCATTGCCGCAGGTAGCGGCACTTCCGCATAAGGACTCAACATGAGCACGTACTCCCCCAGTCTTCGGATTGAACTCATCACGACCGGCGATCAGGCTGGTACGTGGGGCACGACGACCAACACCAACCTTGGCACGCTGATCGAGGCCGGTATTACCGGGTACACGTCCGTCGCAGTTATTGCGGCAGACCAAGCATTCACTGCGCTGTACGGTGCGGCGGACGAGTCGCGCAACGCCGTGATCGCGCTGACCACGACCACGGGGGCGAACTTCAACGTGTACGCACCTCCGGCAGAGAAGACCTACGTCATCTACAACGCCAGCAGCTACACAGCCACGGTGTACAACTCGACGGTTATCGGTAACACGACGGCAGCGGGCACGGGTGTTGCCATTCCGGCAGGCAAGACCATGACGATCTGGTCGGACGGCACCAACTTTGCCGTCCAGAACAACCATTTTCCGGCCATCACGCTGACCTCTGATCTTGCCGTTGCCGATGGCGGCACGGGCGCGTCCACGGCCTCCGGCGCACGAACCAATCTTGGCGCTGCGGCTTCGGGTGCAAACTCGGACATTACGTCGCTGTCGGGGTTGACGACGGCCCTCTCGATTGCGCAGGGCGGCACTGCTGCGACGACGGCAAGTGGTGCGCGGACAAGTCTTGGTGCCACCACGATTGGCGGCAACATGTTCACGCTGACCAATCCAAGCGCGGTCACGTTCCCTCGATTCAACGCGGACAACACCGTGTCTGCGCTGGACGCAGCAACGTTCCGTGCGGCAATTGGTGCCAACACCGGGTCGGTTACATCTGTTGCGCTCACCACGCCGACAGGCCTGACGGTGGCGGGGAGCCCCATCACCACTTCTGGAACGCTGGCAATCAGTCTGCAAAGCGGGTATTCGATCCCGACAACGGCCAGCCAAACGAATTGGGACTCGGCCTACACCCAGCGCTTGCAGTGGGATGGCGGTGCGACAAACTTGGTCGCGGCAACGGGTCGAACTTCGCTTGGTGCTACCACGGTCGGCTCCAACCTTTTCACGCTCACGAACCCCAGCGCGGTGACGTTCCCCCGGTTCAATGCGGACAACACTGTGTCTGCGTTGACTGCGGCGGACTTCCGCACGGCAATCAGCGCAGCGCCCTCTACCTCGGGCACGTCGATTCTGTACGGCGACGGCTCGGGCGGGTTCAGCAACGTGACGGTCGGCTCGGGACTTTCGTTCAGCACAGGCACGCTGTCGTCCGCCATCACGGCCACAACGTCGACATCCACAAAGCTCGGTTTGAACAATGGCAGCACAAACGCTGGCGCAATTCTCGTCGGTAATACTGTCGGAACTACGCTTACCAGCACTGCGTACAACGACGTTGCAATTGGCAACAATGCGCTTGTCGACGCAAGCGGTGGTGAGTACACAGCTGTTGGCGTCGAAGCAGCACGATATGCGACAGGCACGCAAAACACAGCTTTTGGTTACCAAGCATTTCGTGGTGACAGCTTTGTTGCGTTCTCAAAAACAGGTGATGCAAACTGCGCCTTTGGGGCGTACGCGTTGCGAAACTTTCAAAGCAATACTAACGGAAATACTGCTTTGGGCTGGCAGTCTGGCGGCAGTCTTACACAAGGGGACTACAACGTATTTGTTGGAAGAAACAGCGCGGCAGGCGTAACTAGTGGTAGCTCGAACGTAGTTATTAGTGGCACAGCAAACGTACCTTTTTCCAGCATCGCACTTCAGAATTGTACGCTTGTTGGTGCAAGCGCAGGTAAGGCCGTTACGAGCACACTATCGAATGCCACAATGTTGGGCAGCTTTACCGGTGTTGAGACGGGTGGACTGACCGTCGCCAACAACTACGTTGTACTGTCTGATGGCGCTGGTACTTGGAAAGCTTACTGGGACAACAACCAGAACTTTGTGACCAAAGTGTCCGGCACCGCACCTACGCTGCCAAGCAACAGCACTATGACGTTTGAGTTGACCAGCAACACGCAACTCAAGATTTTCGTCAAAGGCACGGACGGTGTGACGCGCTCGACAACGCTGACGCTTTCGTAAGGAGCTGACATGCTTGAACTACTCGGTGGAGGTGTCCTCGGCGGGCTGATTGGCGGCATCTTCCGGCTGGCCCCGGAAGTGCTCAAATTCTTCGACAAGAAGAATGAGCGCCAGCATGAGCTGTCGATGTTTGATCGGCAGTGCGATCTGGAGAAGGTGCGCGGCCAACAGAAGCTGGCTGAGATTGGCGCGGCCCGCGACGCTGCGGTGGACGTGGGCGTCATGGACGCCTTCAACGCCGCGATCAAACAGCAGGCAGAGATGACCAAAGCTGCTGGTGGCTGGGCCGCAAAGCTGTCCGCTTCGGTGCGCCCGGTGGTCACGTACTGGGTGCTGTTCATCTGGTCGTTTGCCCACGTCTGGTTTGCGTGGAACGCATGGGCTGCGGGCCTGCCGCCCGCCGAAGTGTTCAAGATCATGATGTCGCCCGACTTCTCGGCGCTGCTGTCGGGCACCATCAACTACTGGTTCCTTGATCGCACGCTCAAGCAGCGGGGGCTGTGATGGACTTGGCGCTGGCCGAAGAGCTGTGCAAGCGCTTTGAGGGCTTCAGGTCGAAGCCATACCTGTGCCCTGCCGGAATCCCGACGATCGGGTACGGCAGCACCTACTACCCGGGCGGAAAAAAGGTCACCCTGCAAGACGCCCCTGTCGACGAGTTCATGGCCAGCAGCATGCTGCGTCAAGAGCTGGAGCACACGTACCTACCGGGTGTGCTGCGCTGGTGCCCCATTCTTGTCACTCACGAGCGGCGTTGCAATGCGATCGTCGACTTCGCGTACAACCTCGGCGTTGGCAGGTTGCAAACCAGCACGTTGCGTAGGAAAATCAACGCTCAAGACTGGGAAGGCGCAAAGGAGCAACTCATGCTCTGGACGAGGGGCGGCGGTCGCGTGCTGCCCGGATTGGTTAAACGTCGTCAGGCCGAGTGCCTCTTGATGGACTGAACATGCCCCTTCAGCAACTCAAATTCAAACCCGGCGTCAACCGGGAATCCACATCGCTGGCAAACGAAGGCACTTGGTTCGAGATGGACAAGGTGCGCTTCCGCTCGGGCTACCCCGAGAAGCTTGGCGGTTGGGTCAAGGACGTTGGTATTGCAGACGCGACGTTGCAGCCGCCAACTGGGTCGTATTGGGGCGTGTGCCGTTCGATGTGGAACTGGATCACGCTCAAAGGGCTGAACATCCTAGCTCTTGGCACAAACCTGAAGTACTACCTGCAATCGACATCTGGCGGCTACTTCTACGACATCACCCCAATTCGAGATGTCAACACTGTTGCGTCGAACGCGTTCACGACCACCACAGGCGCTACGGCGACAACTGTCGTGGTCAACGACCCAGGGCACGGGGCCAATACTGGCGATTTTGTGACCATCTCCGGCGTTGGCGGTGCCATCAACGGCATCCCTGCGGCTGCGCTGAACCGTGAATTTCAGATCACGTACCTCAGCAACAACACGTACTCCATCGTTGTGTCGTCCCCTGCCACCAGTGCAGGCACGACAGGCTCGGCCACGTTCACGTATCAGCTTAATACGGGCAGCGAAATCTACACGACCGGCGTGGGTTGGGGCGCTGGTGGCTGGGGCGGAAATACTGCGGGCACACTTACCGGATGGGGGTCGCCCGTTCCGGCAGGCATTGGTGTTGACATCCAGATGCGCCTGTGGACCCAGAAAAACTTTGGTGACTTGCTCATCATGAACCCGCGTGGCGGGGCGCTGTACCTGTGGGCACCCGACGCCAGTGTGTCGTCATTCACCCGCGCCCAGCAGCTCTCCAGCACCAACACCAACGTGCAGAACGGCGTCCAGTACTGGTTGACTGACACGTACTGCCCCTCTGTGGCCAACGGCGTCACTGTGTCCGACAGCTCGCGGTTCGTGATCGCGTTTGGCTGCAACGACCCTCTGGCAGCAGACCCCACTGCGCTCGATCCTATGCTGGTGCGCTGGTCCGACCAAGAGGACTACGCTGTCTGGGAGCCGCTGCCGACCAATCAGGCCGGGAGCTACCGGCTGAGTATCGGGTCGAACATCATCGGGTTCTTGCAGTCTCGTCAGGAAATTCTGGTCTGGACGGACGCTGCGCTTTACTCGATGCAGTACCTTGGCCCGCCGTACGTCTGGGGCTTCAACATCCTTGGCGACAACATCTCCATCATGGGCCCCAACGCGACGGCCACAGCCGCCAACGTGGTCTACTGGATGGGCATCGACAAGTTCTACATGTACGACGGTACGGTGAAGACGTTGTACTGCCCCCTGCGCCAGTACATCTTTGGGGACATCAACCTCCAGCAGCAGTTCCAGTTCTTTGCCAGCACCAACGAGGGCTTCAACGAAATCTGGTTCTTTTACTGCTCGGCCAACTCGACAACGATTGATCGGTACGTCATCTTCAACTATTTGGAGCAGACGTGGTCGTACGGCAATCTTGCCCGGACGGCGTGGCTGGACTCCTCCCTGCGCGACTACCCGATGGCGGCTGGGTACAACGGCCTGCTGCTGTACCACGAGAACGGCGTGGATGATGGCTCAACCAACCCGCCGACGGCGATCGAATCGTACGTGCAGTCCGCCGACTTCGACATCGGTGATGGCCACAACTATGGCTTCGTCTGGCGCATGATCCCGGACATTACGTTCGACGGCTCGTACGTCAACAACCCAGAGGTTGTGTTCACCATGCGCCCGCGCCAGAACCCGGGCTCGAACTACGGCGCTGCGGCCAGCCCGGATGTGGTTAGCACGCAGGACTACCGCAGCCAGCGCAACTACACCGTGCAGCAGTTCACGCAGATCATCTACTGCCGTGTCAGAGGACGCCAGATGGCGTTCAAGGTCAGCTCCAACCAGCTGGGTGTGCAGTGGCAGCTCGGTGTACCGCGCATGGACGTGCGGCCTGATGGGAGACGTTGATGTCCCGCCTCGTCGTTCCCGCTCCCCCGCGTCTGCCACAGGCACCGCTCACATATGAGCAGCGCCACCACAGCCAGCACAGCGATGTGTTGCGCCTGTACTTCAACCAGCTTGGCGGCAACGTTGCCGCTATCGCTGGCGTCAACGGCGGGCAGTATGTTGACTGCCCGAACGGTTTGTTTTTTGACCTCGGGACGTACAGCCCAGCAGTCATCAACACGCCGTATCCGCTGGAGTTTAAGGTCTCGTACCTGAACAATGCCGTCACCGTCGTAGACGACACCAAGATAACGGTGTCCGTGCCGGGCGTTTACAACTTCCAATACTCCAGCGCTTTGACCAGCACAAACTCCAGTCTCAAAACTGTGTGGGTCTGGATCGCGCGAAACGGCACAGATATTGGTTACTCAACAAACGAGTACACGATTTCTGGGTCCGGTACGGACACGATCATCTCGTGGAACTTCAACATCGACCTAGATGTTGGTGAGTACATCCAGTTGATATGGGCCGCAAACGACACAAACGTGTCGATCTCTACGACAGCCGCAACACCACCGCACCCCGGCATTCCGGCCAACGTGGTTGCAGTGAACTTCATTGCGCCACTGCCCAACCCTAGACCCACCCCACCGTAAATGGTAGACTCCCCCAACCCTTTCTCCGCGAGGCAGGAATGAACTATCCTATTGCCCCCCGGTCTGCCACAATGGCGTCCCAAGGGCGTGGTGGCGACTCGATGCTCGTCCACATGGCCCCGCAAGAAGTTGCCGGGCTGCACGCGCTGGCGATGGCCAAAGACGGCCAAGGCCTGACCATCAACCCGCAGACGGGCCTGCCCGAAGCGTTCAAACTCAAAGACCTGCTCCCGGCTATCGCCGGTTTCGCGCTTGGTCCGGCAGGCTTTGGCCTCATGAGCGCGGGCACCGCAGCGTTGACCGTCGGCGGCATCTCGGCCCTGACCTCCGGCAGTCTGGAGAAGGGCATCATGGCGGGTCTTGGTGCGTACGGAGGAGCCAACCTTGGTGAAGGTCTGGCCAGCATGGGCACTGGCGCGATCTCGGAAGCCGCCGGCGCTGGCCTTGGCGAAGAGGCTGCGCAGCAAGCCGTTGCCAGTAAACTTGCCGCTGCCAGCCCGTGGGACAAGATTAGCGCGGGTGCGCAAGCTGCGATCAGCAACCCGTCTAAGTTTGTCGACACCATGGGTGGCGGCATGAAGACGCTGCAAAACGCCTACATGGCGGCGTCCCCGATCCTTGCAGATCAGGGCGTGCAGACCAAGACCCCCGGTCCCGGCACCATGCAGACTCCCGGCTACATCCGCCCGTACTATGGGTACGATCCCGAGACGGGCCGCATGACGGCAGGCACGCCGATTCGCGCTGACGCAATTCGCATGGCCGATGGCGGCGAGGTCGAAGACGTGCAGCAAAAAATTCTGCGCGGGCTGTCGCCCCAACAACAGCAGCTGCTTACTCCGCAGGTGCAGTCGCCGGGGCTCAGTTCCCAAGGCATGTCTGGCGCATCGCAAAACGCCATGGACTATCTGCTGGGCAAAACGCAGTCAAGCCGTCCTGCCCCGGCTCCTATGCCTGCGCAGCCGTCGATGGGGGCCGAGTCCCTCAAAGTCGGGGACAAGACCTACACGCTGGACCCCGCAACGGGTCGATACAAGCTGACCAGCGCGCCTGCCGCGCCTGCGACTCCTGCTGCCGGTGGTATCGCGGGGTTGCCGCAAGAAGGCGCACCCCCGGCAGTTGGCGAACAGGCACCGGGCACCACCAGCGTGCCAAACGGCATGTCGCCCGGCTTCAACATCCCGACGTTGCCCGGCCCATTGGGTGCGCTTGTTCCCGGTGGCTCTCTTGGGCAAATTGCCCACGGTCTCACCGCCTTTGGCAACCAGTCGCTTGCGGCGCAGCAGTCTGGCGCGGGGGTGATGTCTTTGCTGTCGCCTGAAGGTCGTGCTTCGGCAGCGAGCATTGTGGATAACTCTCCGCTGGCCAACGAAGCCATGGGCCCAACCGCCACCACCGGGGCAGGTGGTACGGGCGGCAACGCCGCCGCTGCCGCAGCCGCTGCGGCCAACACCGTTGGTCAGATGGGTTTTGGTGATGCTATTACCGGTCTTGCCTCACAAACAGCGGCTGACGCCGTAATTGGTGGTGCATCACAGGCGGCGGCTGTTGCTGCCGGTGTTTCTGCGGCCTCGCAGGCTGCGGCAGATCAGGGTATCGCAGGCCCGATTGGTATGGCCGGTGATGTTGAAGGTGTGTCGACGGGTGTCGGTGCAGGGGCTGTCGGCGCACCTGCTGGTGACATTGGCGGAGCCAACGGGGACATCAGCGGTCTCAGCGTTGGAGACGCCAGCGTTTCGGATCCAGGCTCCCCCGCAGACAGCACAGCTGCGGACAACGCGGGTATTGGCGGCTGGCGTCAGGGCGGCGTCATGTCTCTTGCCAAGGGCGGCATGCGCAGCAACGCGTTCGTGGTCCCGGCTGACGTGGTCAGCGCCATGGGCAACGGCAGCACCAAGGCAGGTCTGGCCGCGCTCAATCAACAGTTGCGCCAGTACGCTGGCGGCGGTGCCACGCCGATCCAAGGCCCGGGGGATGGACTGAGCGACTCGATCCCGACTATGATTGACGGCAAGCGCCGTGCCCGTGTGGCCGACGGCGAAGCCTACATTGACCCCGAAACGGTAGCTCGGTTGGGCGGCGGTGATGTGAACCGTGGCACCAAGAAGCTCTACCGCATGATGGACAAGATTCGCCAACAGGCGCACGGCAAGACAACCCAGCAGCGTCCGGTCAAGGCAGATCGCGTGTTGGCAGGATAAGGACACATCATGGCAGAACCCCAAGAGATTCGGCAGTATCAGACCTCGATTCCGCAGGAACTCGCGCCGTATGCCCAGCAGTTGCTGGGCCAGTACGCGGCGACGATGTACAACTATGCGCAGGACGAGCAGGGCAATCTCATAACAGATGAGACCAAGATGCCGGTTGTCACCGGCCTGCGCCAGTATCAGCCCTACCAAGGCGAGCGTCAGGCGCAGTTCACTCCGCTGCAACAGCAGGCCTTTGGTGCTGCGGGCAATCTCGGCAACGATCCGTACTCTCAAGCTGCGGCGGGTGGGTTGTACGGCCTTGCCCAAGCTGCTGGCAACTACGGCTACCAGCCGTCGCAGTACGGCAACCAGTACAACGCACCGTCGCCGTACCAAGGCGGTCAATTCAATGCCCAGCAGGTCAGCAACCCGTACCTGCAAAACTTCCAGATGCAGGGTCCGCAGGACATCCAAGGCGCTCAGGCACAAGCTGCCCAGCTTGGCATGGCCCCGATGGCCCGTGCACGCAACATGCGTGCAGCGCAGCTCGGCGCTGCCCCCACGACGCAGGGCGTTGAAGCCCAAGCCGCTCAGCTAGGTCTGACGCCGCAGGCTCAGGCCGCGCAGGCTTATGCGGCGCAGCTCGGCATGGCCCCCCGCATGCGGGCGCAGACAGGTCAGGCTGCACAGCTTGGCCCCGCCCCGACGGCCTACGCGCAGAACATGCAGGCCCAGATGGGGCAGGCTGCACAGCTTGGTGCTTCTCCAGAGATGCAGGCCGCTATGGCCCGGGATGTGTCGCTTGGTGCTGCACCGACGGCAACCGCCCGCGACATGCAGGCCTATCAGCTTCAGAACGCACCGCAGGCGCAGGCCGCAATGGCGCGTCAGGCACAGCTTCGCAACGCTCCGCAAGTCCGCGCAGCCCAGATGCAAGGACCGGGGCAGGTCGGGTTCGATCGTGTTACCGGCGAGCGCGTCAGCGCGCCTGACCTTCAGCAGCTCTCGATGCAGGCAGCGCCAGACGTGGCCAGCCGTGACGTGGCCAGCCGCGACATTCAGGCCGCGCAGACCGGGTACAACCCCAACATCCAAGCGTTCCAGATGGGCCCTGCCCAGCAGGCGCAGGCGCAGCAAGTCGACGCAGGCGCAATTCAGGCAGCGCGTACAGGGTATGCGCCTGACTTGAAAACCTACCAGATGGGCCCAGCCGAGCGGGCTGCTGCGCAGCAAGTCGGCACCAACGCCATCAATGCGGCCCAAACCAGCTACGACCCGCAAGCCCGTGCTTTCCAGATGGGGCCTGCTAAACAAGTCGACGCGCAGCAGGTCGGGATTGGCGCGCTGCAAGCCGCGCAGACGAACTACCGTCCGGAGTTGCAGAACTACCAGATGGGTCCGGCTGAGCGTGTCAGTACCCAAAGTTTTGCGCAGCCCGGCTCTGCCGAAGCGTACATGTCGCCGTACATGCAGAACGTGGTCGACATCGCCAAGCGCGAAGCTTCCCGTTCGTCGCAGATGCAGAAGATGGGCGAGCAGGCCGCTGCGGTCAAGGCAGGTGCGTTTGGCGGCTCTCGTCAGGCGCTGGTCGAGGCTGAGCGCCAGCGCAATCTTGCTACGCAACTTGGGGACATCCAAGCCAAAGGCTTGCAGGAAGCTTACGGCCAAGCCCAGTCGCAGTTCAACACCGAGCAGCAAGCGCGTCTGGCTGCGCAGCAGGCCAACCAGCAGGCCGGGCTCACGGTGGGTCAGCAGAACCTTGCTTCGCAGCAAGCCACGCAGCAGTTGCGCACGCAGACGGAACTTCAGACGGCCATGGCCAATCTGAACAACCAGCAGCAAGCGGCTGTGCAGCAGGAAGCCAACCGCCTGCAAGCGTCGGGAATGAACCAGCAAGCGGCCATGCAGGCAGCGCTGGCCAACCAGCAAGCGGGACTCACCGTTGGGCAACAGAACCTTGCTTCGCAGCAGGCTGCGCAGCAACTCAACGTCAATGCAGGACTCCAGACCTCTTTGGCCAACCTGACGAATGCCCAGCAGGCTGCGGTTCAAACCGAAGCAAACCGACTGCAAGCGTCCGGCATGAACCAGCAGGCAGCGCTTCAAGCTGCGCTGGCCAACCAGCAAGCAGGCCTTACCGTTGGGCAGCAAAATCTTGCTGCACAACAAAACACGCAGCAGCTACGCACCCAGACGGGGTTGCAGACGGCTTTGGCCAATCTGAACAACGAGCAGCAGGCTGCGGTTCAAACCGAAGCCAATCGCCTCCAAGCGTCTGGCATGAACCAGCAGGCCGCACTGCAAGCCGCACTGGCCAACCAGCAGGCCGGTCTGACTGTGGGTCAGCAGAACCTCGCCTCGCAACAGCAGGCGCAGCAGCTTGGCGTCAACACAGGCCTGCAAACCTCGCTTGCCAACCTAGGTAACCAGCAGCAAGCTGCGGTGCAGAACGAGGCCAACCGCCTCCAAGCCTCGGGCATGTCGGCGCAGCAGGCGCTGCAAGCGGCGCTGGCCAACCAAGGCAACCGTCAGCAGGCCAACCTCCAGAACCTGAGCGCTGGCCTCCAGACGCAGGGTCTTGCCGCGCAGACCGGCATGCAGGCGCAGCAGCTGAACCAAGCCACGGGTCTTCAGGCGCTGCTGGCCAACCAGCAGGCCGGGATGCAGACCGGGCAGTTCAACGCCAACATGGGCTACAACACGGCGCTCCAGAACGCGCAGTTGCAGCAGCAAGCCAACCTTGCCAACCAAGGCGTGAGCAGCCAGTTCGGCCTCCAGCAAGGTCAGTTCGGGCAGCAGACCGCGCTGGCCAATCAGCAGTCGCAGAACCAGATCAACCTTGCCAACCAAGCGCTGGCAGGTCAGTACGGTCTCCAGCAAGGGCAGTTTGGGCAGGCAGCAAACGCCTCGAATCAGGCCGCGCAGAACCAGTTTGCGCTGGCCAATCAGGCGCTGCAAGGGCAGTTCGGCCTCCAGCAAGGTCAGATGAGCCAGCAAACCGCCTTGGCCAATCAGCAAGCGCAGAACCAAGCGTCTGCCGCCAACCAAGCGCTGGCTGGTCAGTACGGTCTCCAGCAAGGCCAGTTTGGTCAGCAAATGGGCTTGGCCAACCAGCAAGCGCAAAACCAAGCTGCTGCGGCCAACCAAGCCGCGCAGAACCAGTTTGCGCTCTCCAACCAAGCGCTTCAAGGTCAGTACGGTCTGCAACAGGGGCAGTTTGGCCAGCAGATGGGTCTGGCCAACCTCCAGTACCAGAACCAAGCCGCCGCTGCCAATCAAGCGCTGCAAGGTCAGTATGGCTTGCAGCAAGGGCAGTTCGGCCAGCAGACCAACCTCCAGAACGCTGCCAATCAGCAGCAGGTCAACCTCGCCAATCAGGCGCTGGCGGGTCAGTTCGGGCTCCAGCAAGGCCAGTTTGGCCAGCAGGCCAACATGCAGACGGCTGCGAACATGCAGCAGTCGAACCTTGCCAATCAAGCGCTCATGGGCCAGTTCGGGCTCCAGCAAGGCCAGTTCAACCAAGCCGCCAACCAAGCCAACCAAGCCGCGCAGAACCAATTCGGCCTGTCGAACCAAGCGCTTGCCGGGCAGTTCGGGCTCCAGCAGGGGCAGTTTGGGCAGCAGGCCAACCTTCAGAACGCGCAGTTGGCGCAGCAAGCGAACCTTGCCAACCAGTCGATGGGCTTCAACGTTGGGCAGCAAAACCTCAACGCGTTGCTTGGCGTGCAGAACCTTGGCGCAGGCCAGAACATGCAAGCTCAGTTGGCCAACCAGCAGTACGGTCTGCAAGCGCAGCAACTGGCCGAGCAGTCGCGCCAGTTCGGCTACGGCAACCTGATGAGCGCTGCGGGCAACCAAGCGCAGTACGGCCAAGCGGCCAATCAGCTCAACGAGCAGGCGAACCAGTACGGCGCTGGTCTGGGCCTCCAAGGCCTGCAAGCTGGCATGACCGGGTACGGCAACCTCGGCCAGCTCGGCAACACGCTGTACAACCAGAACGTTGGCAACATCAACTTGCAGAACCAGCTTGGCACGCAGCAGCAGAACCAAGTCCAGAACATCATCAACAATCAGTATCAGGACTACCTCAACGAGCAGAACTACCCGTACAAGCAGTTCGGCTTCATGTCGGACCTGCTGCGCGGCACGCCAACGACGCAGTCGGCGGCGACCATCTACGGCCAAGCACCCAGCATGACCAACCAACTGATTGGCGCTGGCACGGCTCTGTACGGCGCGTCCAAGCTTGGCATGTTCAAGAAAGGTGGCCGTGTTCAAAAAGACGGCGGACTGGCAAAATTGGCCTTGCAGAAAATCACGGGGTAAGACATGAACGGCATGGGACAAATCGCTACGCTGGCCGACCGGCTCTCCACGATGTCGGACCAGATGCTGCCCCAGTTGGCGCAGCAGTACAAAGACGACGCCATCACGCTGAGTCTGATCCTCAACGAAAAGAACCGGCGTGACCGCGTACGCCAGACGGCGCAGGCCAACCCGCAGCAGGCCTTGCAGCAGCCCAAGGTCAACGACCAAGTGGTGGCCAGCATGCAGCCCCAGCAACTGCCGGAAGATGTCGGGATCGGCACGTTGCCCACGCCCAACATCGACAACATGGCGGCTGGCGGTCTGGTTGCGTTCGCTGACGGCGGCGACGTGGAGCGGTACAACTCGCAGGGAAGCATTCCAGACGGCGTCGATACGCAAACCCCGGGCTATGCAGGGAACGAAATTTTGGCGCAGGCGCAGGCCAAACTTGCGCGGGGCGAGCCGCTGTCTCAAATCGAACAGGCCGCTATCGCGTACGCTCAACAGCAAACGCGGGCAAACGCATCAAAAAGCCAAACGCCGTTGCAAAAAGCATGGGCGTTTAAGGGGTTGGCCGACCCCGAATCCAGGACAAGCTTGGCGGAAGTTGCAAAAAATGCGTGGTATTCGCCCGGCTTGGCGGGGGATCAGCCGTACGTGCCAAAAGCGACCACCAACACAGGTTACAAAGGCAATGCTGGTCGCGGAAGCATCCCCGCCGCACAGGACCCGCGCTTCATTCCCCCTCGTAACGTGACGCCGATTGCCGACGACGGTGGCAAAGGTGCCGCTGATAGAACCAACACAGGCGTTTCGTCGCTGTTGAAGCAAGGCCCGGCTACGCCGTACAACGAAGATACGCTGGCCGCTGCGCAGCAACGTTACATGGCTCCTATCGACGAGCAAGGCAAGCAGTTGATGGGGCGGCGACAGCAGCTGGGCAACGTGCAGGTGCAAGGCGAAACGGAAAACCTGCGCAGCATCATGGAGCGCCAAGCAGCCGAGGGCGATGTGTACAAGGGCCGGGGCGAGCGTATTGCCGCCCGCGAAGCTGCGCTTGGTAAGCAAGGCGAAGAGAACAAAGGGCTGGCGTTCCTCAACGCCGGTCTGGCCATCATGTCGTCTCGCGGTCCGCTGGGTGAAGCGATCGGCAAAGGTGCGCGTGTTGGCACCGAGCAGTACGCTGCTGGTATCGAGAAAATCCGCGCTGCACAAGAGCGGCTTGAGCTGGCCAAGGATACGCTGGACGATCTGCGCCTGAACCGCAGCGACATGAACCGCAAAGAGGTCAAAGACGCCGAAGCCAGCTTGCGCAAAGCCCGTGTGGATGCGGAGAAGTACGGTCTCGAAGGTGCCGAAATACTGTTCGGCGTCAAGGCCAAGAACGCGCAGGACATGTTCAGTAAAGTCTCCGACCTGTACAAAACGCAGTACACCGAAGGCGAGCAGACCAAACGCACCAACGCACAGATTGCTGCAACAAAAGCAGCCAACGCTCCCGCGCTGGCGTTGTGGAACGCAGCCATGAAGAAAGCCGATGGTGACGCGTTCAAGGCCACGCAACTCATGTCCGACGCTACGGCAGACAAATCTGTCATGCCGCTGGTTAAGCTGCTTGTCGACGAAAACGCAAATCGTCGTAAAAACGGCGACGACCCGTTGACGATGGACGATCTCATCAAAGAGCTCTCACGCGCACAAAGTGCATTGCGCCCAACATCCAGCCTGCCAAAGGGTGCAGAAGTTGCGCCGCGATAGTAGAATGATTTGACAGGCGTTTCTCAATCCGGCCTCGCCAGCCGGACACAATTTGCGAGTCCACCATGCCTCAATACATCCAGCTTCCTGATGGTCGTTACTTTGAAATGAAGGAGGGCGAGACGGTAGCTGATGCACGCCAAGCCGCCATCGAAAAGTATCCGGAAGCGTTCAAGAGCGCGGAGAAGCCCAAACCCAAGCGCGACACAACGGGCGCAAGAGCCGCAGCAGCGGCGGGGTTTGAGGAGCTTAAGGGGCAGACCGCCCTTACGGCGGCGAAACTGGGGTTTGGGGACGAGCAAGCTGCGGAGCAGTACTTCCGCGAGCGCCAGCAGGCCGCACGAGAGCGCTTCACCCCCACCGAAAAAGGCTGGACCGAAGCCCCTCTCACGAAGCTGGCAGAGACTTTTGGCGGTTCGATCCCCTACATTGTCGCGCCTGTTGCCGCTGGTGGTATTGCTGCGCTGGCTGCTACCGGTGTTGGGGCCCCTGCCGCCGCTGCACTGGTTGGTGCTGGCGCTGCCGGTTTGGCCAACTACGGCCAGTTTGTCGGCTCCAACCTTGGCCGTCAGATGGAGCCCGAGGGCACCAGACTTGCCGACACGAGCCTTGGCGCTGCTGCCGCAGCCGCCGCTCCGCAGGCTCTTCTCGACACTGCCGCCATGGCGCTGATGCCCGGTGTGGGCAAGCTGTTCGGCTCGGTCGGCTCGAAGTTGACCACGCAGGAAGCCCGTGCGATTGCCAACCAGACGGTGCGCCAAGCCGTGGCGGACTACGCCAAGACCGCTGGCGGTGCCATGACCCGAGAGGGCATCACCGAGACGCTCCAGCAGGTGCTCGAACGTGCGCAGGCAGGCCTGAGCATCAGCGACCCCGAAGCCCGCAAAGAGTACATCGACAGCTTCATCGGTGGTGCCGCGCTCGCTGGTGTTGGCTCCCCCGTCGGTCGTGGGTACGAGCGATACAAAGCCCGCGAGCAGGCCGAGGAAGCTGACATTGCCGATCGCCGCAAAGCTCGTGAAGACGCGCTTGCTCAGCAAGAACAGGAGCGGCAGCAGGAAGAGGCCTACAAGCAGACGCCTGACTATGCGCTGAAGGTCAACGACCAGATCACGCAGCTTGAGCAGCAAAAGATCGAGCTGCAAAAACAGATTCGCAAGATCACCAAGGACAGCCCCACAGAGGCTGTCGACAAGGCGTTCAACCGCGAGATCAACGCGCAGCTCAAAGAGAACGCATCGCAACGCAACGCGCTGGCCCCCGAGTACAACCAGCTCAAAAAGAGTGGGCTGCT